CACGACCACCACGACCACGACCACCACGCCCACGCTCGGGGGGCCCAGGGTGGGAGGCTTCCCCAACCCTAACGCCAGAAAACTTGGATTTCGGTCGTCGAACGGCGGTGCGAGGTGCCAACTTAGAATCGGCATACGCATCAACGTTCTTCTCACGTTTTCCACGCTTTTGGCGCTGTTTGCGGACACGAGGGACGAGATTCCTCATATCACGCTTGTCGGGTTCGCGGTAGCGTCCAAGACGCTCCACACGAAACTCAACATCCACCTGCGGGTCCGGAGCGGGCGAGTTCGAATCATCACTCGCGGGCTCCAGAAGGTGGGAGAACTGCTTTAGGTCATTAGGTAGCAGATCACCTGGTTGGTAACGAACCAACCGCCTGAGGTCTCCTAGAGTAGGCACGACCTCATGGCCCAGCAGAGCTGGGCCGGGTGCCCCCTTCACGGGGGGGCATTCTGTTTTAAGTCCAGATGACTTTATTGATTTAGCAGCAGGATAAGGTGTTAAAACACTGGTGTCTTCCCGAACGTCGCAGGCAATCAATAAGCCCGCTACCAGATGAGTACCAAGTATTACGGACACTGGTGATCCGGCCTCAATTTAACTGAATAAATTCAGAAGGTAAGAGACATGGCGCAAGTGGCCACCTGTCAGCCCACTAGGATTGTGGTGCGGTAGAAATTCATCCCCGTGCACCTCACATGTGGGCCCGCGCTGGTACGTAATTGAAATCCGACGAGCTTTCGGAGGGTTTTAGCCCCGTTACGACTCGCTAAGGAAATATAACGCCCAGCTAGTGTCAACACACTGATACGGAATTGTGTTCCGCAGCGACCTCGGGAGATGGTCGACCACGACTGAAAGTCGTGGATTTCCGGCGTAACGTGCCGGAACCGTGCTGGAGTTAGCAAGTTCTGCCGCCCCCCGGGGGGGACACGACAAAACCCTCATCACCGAAAAATTCACGATGGGCCTCAATGAGCAAGCGGATCTTCTCAGCGCGAGCCGACTCCAACCCAGCCTCGCGAGCGAGGATGAGCAGTTGGCATGCGATGTGGTAATCCGATCGTCCCTCTTCCATACTGGCCGAAGCCAATCTAGAAGACAACACCGAGATGCGACCTTGCTTGCGCAGGAAGTCCTCAGGGTTGAGCGAAACGAACGGACCTGCGTCAAGCAGGTCCTCATACTCATCGTTCAAACGAACGAACTCCTGCGCCAGCTTAGTAAGCTGCGATGCAGGAGGCGGGATCAAAATGAACTTGCGAGGTTCGAGCAACACAATATCGTATGTCACCCATAACTCGCCACAGATGTAGGTACCTGGAGAGCCTCCAGTAATGTACTGTATCTGCGCCAATGCTACCTGGTCCGTAACAAACGTGCCACCGGCAAGGCCGGCACCGCGAATGTACTTCACAGGCATTTGGGTCATGTCGGGCGCACACTCGACTCCGAGTGAGAGTGGCGCCGCAGGGGAACCAGACACGCTGTTGTCATACGTCAGGAGGTCAACCTTGGTGACTGGAAAGCCACCGGTAACCTGCCCAACGTCACTAATGCTGGCAAACGACACAGAGCCGAGAGCTGCACTGGTACCTGACACAGCGTACCCAGATAGGGGAATGTACTCGAAGACGCACCCGGACATGATCCACTTCGTCCAAGCAGTTGAGACCTGCTTAAGCCAAGGGAACACCTGTGGTTCAACACGAAACCCGGAGACTGTAAAAGCCGCCTGGGTTGTGATATCGCCAAGGTATTCACGCTTAGTGACCCGAATCGCCCCCTGTGCATCGATATGCATGGAGGGGATGGTATTCGAGCTCACTGGACGAATGAGGGAGTTGGTGTGGAGTTGATCAGACTCAACTCCGGCACCAACCTCCTCGTAGGATCCTGATCCGACAATCTTGCCGAATAGGTGGTCTGCAAGCGTACCA